CAGGCGGTAGAGATTATGAAGACTTATTGGTGGAGGATTTCTTACAAGCCAGAAATGAAGGCGACAAGCAGACCACACTAAAGTATCACAACTTGATCCTAAACAAGGTTATGAATAGCCTTGCCAAGATTGAAGTTACAGATAGTAAAGATGCTATTGAACAAAAACAAGCCGCATTTGCAGAAGCACTTGCCAAACTTGTGGGCGTTAGTCCAGACGCTAAATAACTTTATGTTAAAAGGAAACTCTAAATGAAAGAATCACATAGCCAAAAAGCCGTGTCTGGTTATAATGCCGCAATTGGCACATCCAGCGCAGGATTTGACAAGGCCTCAACAAAATACAGCGGCAACATGAACCAACATGGTAATCCAGATGCCCTAATCAACAAAGGCCGTGGCCCTGTTGGTGGTGGCGCAAAGATGCCAGACTGCGGTAAAGAAATGTTCACAGGTAAGCCACAACAACGCCAAGCAGTTGGTGATGGTGCTACCAAAGCAATGCCCACAACTGGTAAAGAAACATTTAACTTTGGTCGTGGCCCAACTAAAGGGAACCAACTATAATGCCAGTCACATCATATCAAGTTACAGGACTAACACATAAGATTACTGCTACCGCAACTAGCAGTGAAATTAACATTACTCCTACAGAAGCAGGCACAAACTTTGCTGGTCAAGGTGGTCCATACTATTTTAAGATTACTAATGGTAGCGCCAGTGAAAACATTTATTTCAAAACAGGACTAACAAGCCAAACAGCAGTTATTCCCACAGGTGAGGGCGCAAATGCAGGTAGCACACCTGTTCCAGCCTATGCTGAAGTTATTGTTCAAGTTGCTAATAACACAACTACACCACAAACAATCTATGTTGCCGCAATAGCCGCAAGTTCAAGTCCTGTGTTTATTACACCAGTGACACCAATTTAAGGAAAATAAAATGACAACATTAAGAACAGATTTAATTCCAAACTTATTCCCTAACAGAATCGTCACAGTCAGCAAGGCCAGCACAGCAGTTGTTTCAGTTCCTGTAGTTGCCAGAGTAGCCAGTACAACAGGCACCATTGGCACAATTAAAAGTGCGTTGAACAGTGGTGTTACAACATTTGCAACGGTGGCAGGAACTGCCACCACAGCAGCCGCAACTTATGTGACTCGTCCCCAGGCTTCCACAAGTAGAACTGGTGCTGGTGCAACTTTTACTATTGTAAAAGCAGGTTCAGGTACAGCCTACAGCGGAGCAATTACAGTGACCGTTGTTAACCAAGGTGCTGGATATGAATCAGGTGATACCATTACTATTTCAGGCTTTGATTTAGGCGGCGCAAGTCCTACAAACGATTTGACATTGACATTAAACAGCGGTAGTCTAAGTTCTACTGGTCCTTGGTCAGCAGTGGTAGGCAACATGACTACAACAGAAAATTTAGTATCTGGACAAATTATCACTGCCACAGCAGGCACAGGCACATTTGCCGCAGGCGGGCAATCAAGTATTGCCAGACTCAATGGCTCAAAATCTATCATTCTGCGTAAAGTTGGTGGAACAATTCCCACAGCAGGCACAGTAACCAACATCACATTGCCAGCAGTATCTACATTGCCACCATTCTTAGTAAATGGCGATCCTATTGCATTCACTAATCCAGGTAACGAACTTACATTTACAACCTCTACTGGAACATTTGTAACAGGTGAAACAATTAGTCAACCAGTGAGTGGTGCTACAGGTGTTGTTACAGATGTGTTTCCAACTTACATAACTTACACAGTAACAGGAGTACCTGCTTTTAACACAAGCAATATAGTAACTGGTGATACCAGTGGTGCTACTACAACTCCAACAGGCGTAACAGGTATGCATCAATTGCTGACTGCTGGCGCAAACAACACAAATGTGTTTTATGTTAACATTTTAACACCAACCACTTTTGAATTGTATAGAGATGCGGCATTGACAACCAGTGTGATCAGCACTAACTTTACAACGTACACAACCAATGCTGGACAATACACAACTACTGACACAGTGGTTATTACAGAAGCGTAAAAGGAAAACAAAATGAAATCAAGTAACCCACAAGGTAATAAAGAAATTAACCAAAAGCGTGGTCCTACAACAGGCAACGCTGGCACCATGGCCAAGCGTGACACTTACGTTGCAGAAAAAACTGCACGATCAGGTGAAAAGTCCAAGTTGGCTGCCATGGTCACAGACGCACTTGAAATGCGTGGTCGTGGTACAGCACCTACTGTTAATCCTGCACTAGAAGGTGTCAGCATGAACACCAACACTGGTCCTAAAAAGAACTCCACAGCTGATGGAAGCAGATTGCCTTCCAAGTACAAGAAGTAATCATGGGACAACCAACTAATTCAAGCAATCCTGGCGGTCCTTATCAAGCTCGTCCTGATCTAGGTCCAGGCATTGGTTTTGGTGCAGGCTTACCTGGTCCAGAATTTCAAGAGGGTTCTGGTATGGGTCCTGTAACAGGTTTACCATATGGTAGCCAGCCTGGAGCAGATATTCAAGGTAATCAACCAGCAGCCAACATGTTGCCACCTGGTGGTATGGGTGGTGGCAAGAGTGGCGGACCTGTTGGTGGTATGTTGCCTGGTATCATTGGTGGCCAAATGCCTGGTATGGGTGGCCAACTTGTAGGCGGTGCTTATGGTCGTCCTATATTAGGCGGTGGCACACAACCTCCAGCACAAAACAATGGACCATACTTTGATGATTATTATATGCAACAAACAAATGGCGGCGTAAATTTAAATGGTGATGTTCAGTCTTACATAGATAGATACAAAGCACAATATCCTAACGCAGTATTTGAAGATCCAAATATGCTTGCTCAAACAGCTCCTGACTTTAGCAATAATGATTCAATGACAATGGCTATCACAGACCCAAGACAAATTGCTTATGAAAACAACTATGGCAATGGTCCAACGCCTCCAACGCCTGCTCCATCACCATTCCAAAATCAACAACAACCAATCACACAAGGCACAGGACAATTACCTCCAGGCTTTGGTGCGTTGAGTCCTATTGATCGTTCGCAGATTGGTAATGCACAAATTGGTATGACAAATCGCTTTGCCCCTCCTAATGCTCCTGGTGTTAGACGAGCACAGCCATTGCCAGCACCTGCTCGTGTGCCAGCCGCAAGAGTATCTAATGCAAATGTCAATACTCCTGCAAGAGTTGCCAAGCCAATCACACGCACACGAGTTAAACCTCGCTAAATAAACTTGGGGGACAGACTCCCCCAAGCATCGCATAGAAAAAGGAAAATGAAATGCCAAATCCAAATGACCAACAGGTCAATCCCTGGGACGATTCAGCAGAAGCCGCTCCCGCAAAAGAAACAAAAACAAAAAAGAACAAAACTGATTGGGTGATTACGCCTGAAGTTGCTCCTGCGATTCCTGCAGGTGCCAACGCTGGTGAATATGACATAGACGGTTTGATGACTGACTTCCCAACTGCCAAAGAACTAGAACGCTTTGTGTTTGATGAAACAGGCATTGTGCTAAACCTAAAAGGCCGTGCCAACAAACTAAAGTATCAAGTGGCCATGGACGTGCTGAATGGTCAACAAGTAGATCCAAAGTTTGTGGGCGGTGATAACCCATACATTGATAAAACAGAACTTATTCCAGTTGATGATCTAAAGCCAACTCCTGCCAAAGATGCTAGTCTGCCTGGCTCTGAAGATTTACAAAACATCTTTGTCAGCAACAGTATTCCGCATCCTGACTTTGAAGCACGTATGCAAGACAAGAAAGTGTCAGTATACTTTCGCAAATACAAAACAGGTCAAATCAGTTATGAAATTGTAGGTCCAGTTGATCAACGCCCACATGGTGTCAAACTAGACAAGTATGGTCGTGAGCGTCCAGAGATCATCAAGTGGGTTGATCCAAGAACAGGTGAACAAGTTATTGTTCGTGAAGATGGTTCAATGACACCACAAGGTCGTAAACTACGTGCCATGATGCAGACATTCCGTGTGAACAAAAGCAACCATTGGGACACCTGGATTGATCGTGAGTTTGTAAGTTTAAATGACACAGTGGCCAACAATCCTTGGGATCTTGACAAATGAACAACCAAGTCCGTGATGGAGTAATTCATCAAGCACAACAAGAGCGTATGGCTCGTGATACTTTAATCATGCAAAAGATCAATGCATCACATCGCGAAGCATTTAAAACACGCTTCCCTGGACAAGTGGAACATTGTATGCGCCTAACAGCTGAAAGGCTACAGGCCATTCTTACAAAGAAACCCACTGACTTGGCTGATCCAGAAACTTGGACCAGTACAGCAGATGAAATAGCAAAGTTAAGTGAAGCACTTTGGCACCTAAGTGTGATCAGCCAAGTGTTTCCAATGGAGAATAGCAATGACGAACATAACAAGCAATGAAGACAGTGGTTTTGATGTCACTGGCAAATGGATCAGCAAGACACATTGTCATTTGACATTTAGACTCAATGAAGATGGCATGGGTGATACAGAAATTGATTATGACTTTGACAAGTATGATCTTGCTTTCTTACGTGATGTTATAACTGAATTCTTAGACTCACAACCCAAGGAGTAATATGCTAGGGCAAGAAACCTTAATGGCTCGTGCCCTGCGTTATTCCTTGGACAAGAATAACGTTGCGCCAGAGACTTATCATCTTTGGCCCACTAATCTACGCCTTCACTTACAAGATCTAGCAATTGAAATTGCAGATGACATGAAGTATAATCAACTCAAGTACTTTAGGCCATTTGAACATCAACTTACTTTCTTTGCCACAGGTTCAAGTGAACGCCGTGGTATTTTGGCCGCCAACCGTATTGGCAAAACAGTATCAACATGTGCTGAAACAGCCATGCACCTGACAGGACAATATCCTTCGTGGTGGAATGGCTATCGTTTCAACAAGCCTATCACTTGCATGGTAGCAGGTGAAGGTTGGAGCCAGGTTGCGCTTGTATTACAGAATGAACTGCTGGGAACCCAGGATGTCAAGATTACAGAGAACTTGGGCATGGGTTTTGTTCCTCGCGACTGCATCATAGTAGACACCATGCGTAATGATGGTGCCAACTGTATTGGTGTAGAGATCAAACATGTCAGTGGATCAAACTCCTACTTGCTGTTTGCAAACTATACGCAGGAAGTTCGTCAACTACAGGGTTTCAAATTGAATCTTGCAGTATTTGATGAACAGCCACCAGACGCTTTCTTTTCTGAAATTGTTACACGTACCGCTACCACACAAGGCAAAGTGTTGTGTTCATTTACACCACTTAAAGGTCTTAACGGTCTAGTGTCAAAGTTTTGGAACAAAGAAGAAGGCTATGAGTTTATTCGTGTGAGTTGGGATGATGTTCCAGAGTATGATCCTTGGGGGCAACCATTCCTGCTGAAGGAGACTCGCCGTCAGTTAGAGCGTGATTACTTGCCACATGAAAGAGAAGCCCGTATTGCTGGTAAACCAGTCATGGGCAAAGGTGCTGTGTTCCAATTACGAGAGTGGCCCACATACACCACAGGTCAAATTGACTTTAGCCGCATACCCAACATACAAAGAGTTATTGCTCTTGACCTGGGCTTGGTAAATGACAGCACAGTTATATCATTGATGTACTGGGAACCTTATGAACGAGTTGCTTACTTACATAGACAAATTATTGTGCAGGGTATTGAAGAAGCTGTGCCCAGCCAGTATATCAATCATCTACTTCGTCCTGAAGTGTTTGGCACTCCTATTGTGCTACCTGCTGATGCTAGTACTGCTGGCAGATACACTATGAGTTCAAACAGTATTCGTGAAATGTTTGAAAGTTATGAACTTAATGTGTATCACAAGGCAATTATGAATCCCCCTGACCAAGAAGGGCGTGTAACTAATCATAAGAGTTATGGTATCAATCAGATGCGTCAAATGTTGGAAGTTGGATCACTAATGATAAATGAAAACTGCACCAAGTTCCTAAGTGACGCACAAAACTACTACGTAGATACACAAGGACGTTTTAGTGATCCTGATGACACTATTGACTCATGCCGTTATGCGTTATTGGCTTGCTTACAAGGCATTGCTGAACCATGGGATAACCGTAGTCCACAACAGCGTATGGCTGCCGCAAGAGACAAATATATCAAACCAAGAGATGAGACCAACTTGCCTGCTTGGAAGAAAAGTTATAACCCAGAAGGATAAAAATGGAAAAGAATGGAAAATATTTGACAGCAATTGGCGAACGAGCGCCTGCTATCTTATGTGAACGACACGCAAAGATATTTGAAGAAACTATGATTACAGCAGAAGTGCCACACACTATCTATGAACTAGAAGAAGAAGATGGGCCTTACTACTGCCATGCTTGTGATCTACAAGTGGCAAAGGATTATGTCAAGCGTGTAGAAGAACAACAAAGCCAACCTAAAATTATATTGCCAGGAGAATTTCATTGAGCTACATTGTTGCAAGTTTACCACCCATCAAGTGTTTTGTCAAACGTGAGTTTCTTTATAACTTTGAAAAAGGTCACGGAGAACTAGAACCAGCAATTTGGGTCAGTTTAAAAGCCCTGCGTGGACAAGTGTTTAGAGTTGAAAGTTTACTGCCCAACTACGGTGCCTTGTATGACAAGTTGCCTATACATGCTTATGTTTGGAAAACTGATCACACAGGCACACTACCCATTGATCAACTACAATTATGGGACTGCATGGGCTATCGTTTTACTGTGGTTGAAAAGATTGGACTGCGTAATTTAGGTGTAAAATTCATGGGCAAAGATCGTGAGTGCTATCATGGACAATACATGTTTACAGTGGACTTTTGTGCTGATGGCCTAGATGTAGACACAGGATTTACTGAAGTTGCTGAAGAACACAAGAGCTTCAACTTTATCAAGTTAGAAAATGGACAATTTGCAATACAGCCCAACAACAGATGCCAGTGGTATGATCAAAGCCTAGTGCCTACAGAAATTAAAAGGCCAGACTTTCAAGCCGCACAACACTTATGGACTGTGGATGGAACACGCAAATGGTCAGCAGGATCTGACTGGTTTTATGACATTCAGGAACGCACAGACGGCCAAAAAGAAAACACTAAATAACATATCAATAAAGGAAACCTTTAGCAATGTTAGATATTAAAAATATTCCAGTGCAGGACATTAATCAAAACAAGAAGATTAACGCTACGTTTGTCCGCATGAAGAACTTAATGGACGTTAAGATGGCGTCTTACCTGCGTTACTTGGGCACAAAGAACGCTGTAAACCGTGCCAGTGATTATCACTACTTGTGCTTGGCTGTAACAGACTCAACTGCTCCTGTAAACGGCATTGACTACATTCACCCTAGTGTAAAGCCAGTTGTGGATTATGCCACAGCAGTTATTGCCAAGGGACTTATGCCCAGTGGCGAAATCAACTTTGACTTTATAGCAGACGGCCAAGAAGATGAAGCTGCCGCACGTCAATGTACCAACATGGTATCTAAAGTTGTTAACCAAATGAATGACCCACACTTTATTTTAGAACGTTGGGTCATGGATAGTGCCATGCACAAAAATGGTATGATGATGATCAAACCTGTGCGTGATCAGATCACTCGTTACATAGAAACACAAGGTACCAATGATCAACTACGTGCATTTGAACAACAGGCTGCTGAATCTGGCCTAACAGCACTACGTCAAAGCAAGCGTCAAGAGTCAGTGGACATGATCAAGGCCATGGAAGAAATTACTCAGTTGTTGGGCGAACAAGATGCAGCCTTTGAACTGAATCTTAAAAACTCAATCCTGTCAGGATTAGAAACTGATGAAGTAGATGTAGACGGTGCCACTGTGGCAACAGAAGCCGCAGACATTGCAGAACGTGATGCTATCATTCGTGATGCTATTGCACGTAATACAAGTTACAAAGCCAAGTATAAACTAACTGGCTACAACATCAACATCAAGTTCCACCCTATTGCACAGCACTATTGGATTTGTGATCCTACTGTGCCAGAAATGAAGGATCAGCCATTCTGTGGTTACTACGATCCAATGACAATTCAAGAAGCCAGTGAGTTATATCCAGGCATTCAAGGCGACTTAGACAACTTCCGTCAGTTTGCTGAATACAACATGAATGGTGCTTATCAAGCAGGTTCAGTGTTAAACAACTTGGCTATCCACGCACGTGATTCAGTTCCTGTTATGGGTATCCCTGTATCTAGTGCTTCCAGCGCAGATCCAGACTCACGTCAAGTCAGTATCGTAACAGTTTGGAACAAGTATGACATTGATGGTGATGGTGAATTAGAATTAGTAGAATTGATTTATTCAGGTTCATACATTATCTCCGCACGTGAAGTAGAATTTATTCCTGTTGCCAACATGTGTCCAAAACCACTACCTGGCAACTTCTATGGTATGAGTATTGCTGAATCAGTTATTCCAATGCAGGAATACCAAACATCAGCCGCTAGAGCAGAGATCCAATTGGGCTTGCTAACAGCAACACCACGTATTGGTGTTAAGCCAGATCGTGTTGACTTTGAAATGATGCAAGATGGCGAATCAGCAATCTTTATCTTAGACTCAAAATTTGATCCAGCCAAAGACATTTACCAAATGCCACCTCCTTCTGGCAACTTACAGTTCCTAGAAGTAGCCATGAATCGTATCCAACAAGATACAATGGCCATGGTTGGCATGACTACTCCACAAGACGTATTCAATCCAGAAGTTATGGCACCAGGTAATTCAGGTATCAAGCTACAAATGGCTTTAACGCCAAACCAAATCATTCAAGACAACACAGTACGCAATGCGGCTGAAGGCCTACGTGAAGCCCTATGGTTAGTATGGCGCACCTTAATCCAGTATGGTGATGACTACGGTGTTAAGAAATTGGCACAAAGCAGCCATCCAGACAAGAAGCCAGAGTTCCTGGACTACCTAGCATGGGATGACATGAACTTTTGTGATC